TAGTTATTGTTATGTGTGTACAAATGTACACATAATTTATTTACTACCAAAAATATTTTTAATTGTTTTAATATTTATAATGATTCTAAACAAACCCGAAGATACAAAGTAGCTAATTTTGCAGAGCTTCGGGGTTCGATTATAGGTTATGTATTCCCTTGTATCGAGAAAAAACCTAAAATGGTGCGCTATAAGGAAGCGTAATAGGTACTATTATTTGCAAAGTTAAAATATATTACTACATTCGCAAAATAATATGGAATGCGAACACCACTTCCCTAGAGGGATAGACGGCAGAATAAATAAATGCGAATTTTGCAATGAAGAAAAAACAATTGAATTTTTTTCTATTGATGGATTTTATGATGAAACGCCATTTTTAATAGGGCAAAAAGCTAGTTTTCGTGATACAAACCCATACAAAACGCACACAAATAGCTGGTTTAACTGGAATAGAGGGAAAAACACTAACAATAACTACCAAACCGATAACTAATAATTATCGGTTTTTTTGTATGTTTGCAAACATGATAACCATAAATGTAAAGCCACTTTCTATAAACGAAGCGTACACGGGTAGGCGTTTTAAAACAGAAAGGTACAGGCTATTCACAAGGTGGCTTTATAATGCGTTACCCGATTTTAAGATACCTAAACCACCGTATGTGATTCAATTTGAGTTCGGTTTAAGTAGTAGTTTGAGTGATGGGGATAATTGCATCAAATGCTCGCAGGATGTTATAGCAAGTAAGTATGGTTTTAATGATAAACACATAAAGCGTTGGATTGTTGATGTGGTTAATGTTCCAAAGGGAAAAGAATATTTGAAATTTAATATTGAAAGTTTATTAAAATAAATTTTGTAGCGTTGATTTAATTTATTACTTTTGCAAAACGTTCTTTTTAAAGTTTATCAGTTAATCCAACTAACTGAATTTATATAACAAACAAACGCCCTTAAGGGGTTAGGTGCTGCCGTAAATGGCAGGTTGGACATCTAACAACTTAAGGGCTTTTTATTATGCAAAAATTAGAAACAAAAGTAATTTCAAATACAGAATTTACCAAAATACAGGGTAATGTTTATTTGGAAATAAGAAGTAAACAATGCCAAGTTAAAACTAAGTTTAGTTTAAATGACGCTTACATGGAAGTTGAACGTTTTAAAAACAAAGTGAAGTAATGGCAAAAGAACTACCATATTTTAGATTTACGGCAGCCGAATGGCTAAATGATGATATTAGTTTAGAGTCCTATGAACTTAAAGGTTTGTTCATAGATATTTGTGCATATTACTGGTCGCAGGATTGTGTTTTAACTTTAGCAAAGCTAGAGAAAAAATTTAGCAATGCTACACTTTTGCTACAAAGGTTAATAGATACCAATATAATTAAGCATGAAAATAAGCACGATAAAATAAAAATTGACTTTCTATTGACACAGTACGATTTGCTAAGTGAGAAACGTAAAGCAAGGCAGGACGCAGGTTCTAAGGGTGGCAATGCTAAAGCAATGCTTAAGCAAAAACGTAGCTATAAAGATAATAATAATAATAAATATAATAATAAAGATAAAGAATATATAGCGGATGGTTTTTTAGAATCGTTTGACACATGGATGACATATAAATCAGAGCGAAAAGAATCTTATAAATCAGATTTGTCTAAAAAGACATTTTATAATTCTTTAATAAAACTTTCAAATAATAATCCTGAAACAGCTAAATTAATAATTGAGCAATCAATTGCTAATAATTGGGCAGGAATATTTGAATTAAAAATAACGCCTAATGCAAACAAGGCTAATCAAATGGTTTACTAGCATGGCAGACTTAAAAGTAATAAACCTAGCGGATAAACAAGAATATACTATTGACGTTCAAAAGAATGGTGAAAATTTAGTACTTTGTCCAGTTTGCTCGCATACCCGAAAAAAGAAAACTCTAAAATGCTTTAGTTTTAATCTAGGTAAAAATGCAGGTCGATGCAATCATTGTGGAGTTGTATTAGTAACTAAACAAGAACAATCTTTATTTATACCACAAATTGAATATAAGCGACCTAAATGGCAAAACAATACTAATCTATCAGATAAGTTAGTAAAGTGGTTTGAGGGGCGTAAAATTAGCCAATACGTTTTGAATGATTTTAAAGTTACTGAGGGTGTAGAATGGATGCCACAAACTCAGAAAAACGAAAATACTATTCAATTTAACTATTTTCGTTTAGGCGAACTTATAAATGTTAAATATCGGGACGGTAAAAAGAATTTCAAATTATTTAAAGATGCTGAAATGATTTTTTATAACCTAGATGCTGCTATCGACAATAAAGAATTAATTATAGTTGAGGGTGAAATGGACGTTTTAGCTTTAGCACAATGTGGAGTTAATAATGTTATATCAGTGCCAAATGGATGCACCGATAAAGGCATAATTAACTTGCAATATTTAGATAATTGCATAGATTTTTTTGAAGAAAATACTCAATTCATATTAGCCTTAGATAACGATAAGGTTGGTAACAGGCTTAAAGATGAACTTGCAAGACGCTTAGGTTACGAAAACTGTAAGACGGTTACGTTTAAAGATTGTAAGGATGCAAACGATTGTTTAATTAAACATGGGCAAAACATAACAAAAGAATGTTTAAACTACGCTAAAGAATTTCCTATTGTAGGTGTGTTTAATGCTATTGATATTGAAAAAGATATTTACAACTATTACAACAACGGTTTACCTAGCGGGTGTGGCATAGGCATGCATGAATTTGATATGCTATTAAAATTTCAAGAAGGGTATTTAACTACAATTACAGGAATACCGGGACACGGAAAATCTGAGTTTTTAGACTTTTTGCTTTGTAGATTAAATATTTCGCATGGTTGGAAAACAGCATTGTACAGCCCAGAAAACCACCCATTAGAGTTGCATTTTAGCAAATTTGCTGAAAAGATTATTGGAAAGCCATTTGAGGGTTCAAATCGTTTAAGTCCTATTGATTTGTCAAACATGATCAATTATCATTCTGAAAACTTCTTTTTTATAAATCCTGAAAGCAATTTTCAATTAGAAAATATATTAGATAGTGTACGTCAATTGGTTCGTAAAAAAGGTGTTAACTGCTTTGTTATTGATGCGTGGAATAAATTAGACCACCAATATACAACCAATGAAACAAAGTACATTAGTGAACAATTAGACAAGATTACACGCTTTTGCGAAATAAATAAAGTACATTGTTTTTTAGTAGCACATCCAACAAAAATACAAAAAGACAAAGCAACTCAAAAATATGAAGTTCCAAACCTTTATTCAATTTCAGGTTCTGCAAATTTTTATAACAAAACAGCAAACGGAATAACAGTTTACAGAGATTACGAAACATTTACAACTAATGTTTACGTTCAAAAAGTTAAATTTAAACATTGGGGGCAAACGGGTATGGTTTCATTTGCATGGGATAAATCAAATGGACGATACTACAAGGGAACGCCAAATTACGATAGTTGGATTGTAAGCGATAAGCCTAAAATGATTGAAAACAATACAAACTTTTTAAATGAAAACAATAAAGATTTAATAATTAGCAACGAAGCAAACGAACCATTTTAAACCCATGAAAAAGTATAAAGTAATAATAGCCGATTGTAACGACACCAAAACAATTAACGAACAAAGTGTATCAAAACAACATTTGGAAACCAAATACAACAGTCTATATCGGTTTAGCTACCCAAAGACTACTGTTGCCGTCGAACTGGATGTACTAGATGTGAATAATCAATTAAATTTAGCGATATGAAAGTAGAAGATTTAAGAATAGGTAATTGGGTAACCAACTATTACACAGGAGATGAGTCTGTTAGTGTCGGCTTATTAAATATGCTGCAACAGTTTTGTCCTGATTCGCATCAACAAATTTATTCAGGAATCAAACTAACCGAAGATATTCTGCTGAAATGCGGGTTCACTAAACATGGTGCTAAGTACATGCTAAATGATTTTGTTTTATACGATTTTGAATATCACGCAAATGGCAATGATTTCAAAGGTTGGATAGTCCCATTAACCGACGGAGATTTCTTTATGAGTGGCAAATTTATTGAAATTAAATACCTCCATGAGTTGCAAAATATTTACTACGTACATAAAAAACAAGAACTAAACATAAAGCTATGAACGAAGAATACGAATGCGTTTATTTTTGGAATGAGAAATAATTAGTATATTTGCAATTATGAAAGCACTTCATATACTACTCATGCCGCCTATGGTGCAACGCCTTGGGTGTATTGATTTTGATATAATTGTGTTTTGTAATTGAATCATTAATGATTTTTTTTGATTATGGACGGACGTAAAAATAATGGAGGCAATAAGAACGCTGGCAGAAAGCCTAAAGCGGATGAAATTGTTATGATTGAGAAACTATCTCCGTTGGATGATATTGCTTTTGAGAAACTAAAAGAAGGCGTTGAGGGTGGTTCGTTTTATCATTTAAAACTATTCTACGAATATCGTTATGGCAAACCACGTCAAATGATAGATGTAACCACTAATGGAGCTAGCCTTAATGATGTTCCTGTAACATCATGGATTGAAAAAAAGTAAACCATGGCTATTCAGCTAAACCCTGTATTCAAAGAGCTTTACACAACAAAAAAGCGTTACATCTTACTAACCGGAGGGCGTGGTAGTTCAAAATCATTTAATGTAAGTGCATTTCTTTGCTTACTGACATACGAAGCTAAACAACGCATATTATTTACTCGTTACACATTAACAAGTGCTGAAACGTCAATTATACCAGAGTTTACAAAGAAAATTGAAGGATTGGAAGTACCACATCATTTTAAGGTAAATGCTTATGATATTACTAATTTACGTACAAAATCACAAATCATATTTAGTGGAATTAAAGCGAGTAGCGGAGTTCAAACCGCTAAACTAAAGGGTGTTGATGCTACTACATGGGTTAACGATGAAAGCGAAGAGTTTACAGATGAAAGCTTGTTTGATGACATTGATTTGTCTATCCGTACACAGGATGCGCAAAATAGAGTAATATTGATACTTAACCCGTCTAATACAGACCATTGGATTTATAAACGTTGGATTAAAGACACTAACCGAATTGAATATATTGATGGCATTCCGGTTGAGGTGTCTACACACCCGGACGTGTTGCACATTCATACAACGTACTTTGATAATTTACAATTTTTAGACAAATCTTTTTTAAATACTGTAAACGAAACAAAATTAAAGTACCCTAAAAATTATGGGTATAAAATAATCGGTCAATGGAACGGTGTAGCAGAGGGCGCCATATTTAATCGTAATGAACTTAAAACTTACAAGTCAAGTGAGCTGCTTAAATTTGAAAGCAACTTGGCTTATATTGATGTTGCCGATGCTGGTACTGATTTTACTGTTTGTATTATCGGTAAAAATATTGGAACTAAAATTTACGTAACCGATATTTATTGCAGCGATGCAAACGCTGATGTAACACTACCAAGTGTAGCTGCTTTAATTAATACCGAAAAGTGTTCGTATGTTAGAACAGAAACTAATGCGATGGGAGGGATGTACGCTAGGAATTTACAAAAAGTGGTAACTCAAAGTAAAATATTGGGAGCAAATTCAACCGCTAACAAACACACTCGAATATTAATGGACATGCCTTTTATCATGGAGTATTTTATATTTAAACACGAAAGTGAGCGAACGCCAATGTATGAGGAAGCTATAAGACAGCTATGTATGTACACTAAGGACGGTAAGGCTAAACATGATGACGTACCTGATGCAGCGAGCGGTTTAGCTATGTTTATTCGGGCTATGTTGCCGAAATATTATTTATAGTTAGGAAACTGATTAACTAATATAGTATTAGCCGATTTAGTATCTAGTATACCAACACTTACTAATTGAT